GTAATCGTGCTTATGTTGTACGTGCTGATGTTGACACAAGTCAACTACACGCTCGCGCAGCAGCTCCAACAGGATTGCCAGCAGATGGTACATTCTGGTTTGATATTGCAGATAGCAATTTTGGTATTTTTGAATGGGACGGTGGTAGCACAAAAGCTTCTGATTCCGACTATTCAGAAACAGCACAATCTTTTGTTAACCAAACAATCACAGTTATCACTGACGCAACACTAGTTGGCGAAAACGGTGGCCCAATCAAGAGCTATGGTCAAGTTGGTGCATACGCTATCGTTGCAGCTACTACTGATCAAGCTGTTACATTGTGGTACAAGAAACAAGCAACTGATACTCTAGCAGGTACATGGGTAGAAGTTGGAACTAGTTCTTGGAAAGCCAGCTACCCAGCAGCAGCCGGAACTATTGCTCCTCCAGCAACTGGCGGCACCGCAATTGGATTTGGTCCTGCAACAGTATTTGAAGGTCATATCAGCGGAACAACATTGACTATTACTAGTGCTCCAACACAAGGTGGCTCACCAGTAACTATTACTCCAGCACTAACAAATGGTCCATTGATAGTAAGCAATGATACTAACTACCGTAGTGGTACACGTATTACCGTACAAGTTGATGGTACTCCTGGCGGCATTGGTACATATACTGTTAGCCAGAATTATCCTAGCAGATTCCCAGGTGGAGATGCTAGCATCAGCCTAAGTATTGATAGTCTAACAGCAGACACATTCTTGATCAACAGCGTACACATTCCTATCAGTTCAAGCAGTATTTCAGATCTAGCAAGTAGCATTAGAAGTACAATGAATGGTCTAAACATTGGTATTTCAGCAGCTGAGTTTAACGGTAAACTATACATTTATAGCGATGGTACAGCTAATGGCGGTACTGGTGAATTCCAATTGAATGGTACAGCAGTTAGCAAGTTAGGTTTGGAATCATCAACTACTTACTATCCACCAGCATTACAAATCAGTACACACTTTAACGTTCCAGCATTCAAGACCACAACAGGTCGTGGATACGGTTCAAGTACTACAGCAGGCGGTAAGCCAAGCGGTAGCGTCTGGGTTAAAACAACTAGCGTAAACAAAGGCGCAAATTGGGTTGTTAAGAAATATAATGCATCTTTAAATACATGGATCATTCAAAGTGCTCCAATGTACGCAAATGGTGCAGCAGCTCTAGCAGCTCTAGATCCTAAAGGCGGTGGTGCAAACTTGTCAGTTGGCACAACTTATGTTAAGTACGACTTGTCAGGAATGGACGTTGCAGACTTTAAGATTTTTGCAAGAAGCGGAGTTGGTGCAACAGTAGTTACAAGTATTCCAGTAACCGTAGGCGGTTCAGGATTTACTAACGGTACACAATATGCGTTTGACATCAGCTGGAGCACAACTGGTGCTAGTGCATACACAGCACCTACAACAATTACTTTTACAGCTGGTTCATCAGCAGATGCTACTATTACACAAATATTAGAACAATTTACTAATATTAATGATGCAAATATTCTAGCAAAACGTGTTGGTAATACAATCAGTATTAGTCATTTAGCTGGCGGTGATATTGTATTCACAGACGGTGAAAATAGTCCATTATCTAAATTGTTTACAGCTGATGTTACAGCAAACTATCACATGACAGATGATGGTTCGTCAACAATCGCTAGCTTATGGGTATCAACAATCGCTGGACAAGGATTTATTGTTCCAAGTTTAACACCTCCAACAACAACTCCAGAAGATCAAACACTATGGTATAACAGCGACATTACTGAAGTTGATATTATGGTAAATGCTGGTCCTGGTAACGGTTGGGTAGGTTACGGAACTGCAGCTGGTAAAGCTGTAGTTAACGGTGGAGTAAGCCAAACAACAACAGATGCAATGGGCCCAATCGTAAGTGCAACAGCACCTAAGACACAACAAGACGGTTCAACAGCACTAAGCCACGGTGATATTTGGGTTAGTACAGCTGATTTAGAAATGTTCCCAACAATCTATCGTTGGGACGAGTTGAATAAGAAATGGGTTCAAATTGACACAGCAGATCAAACAACTAGTCAAGGTATTGTATTCGCCGACGCTCGTTGGAGTGACAACAGCATGTTAGGCACACCACAAACAGGTGCAGGTGCTCCAGATGCTATTGCTGATTTGTTAAACAGCAGTTATGTTGACCCAGATGTAGAAGATCCAGCATTATTCCCAACAGGAATTTTACTATGGAATCTACGTCGTTCAGGTTACAACGTTAAGAAATATGTTAAGAACTATATTGACACAACAGCATTAAACACAATGTACGGTAATGCGTTAATGACTAACTATCATCCAGATCGTTGGGTCAGTGATGCTCCAAACCAAATCGATGGTGCAGGAACATTTGGACGTAAAGCTCAACGTGCTGTAGTATTGAAAGCTCTAACAGCAACAATCGAAAGCAATCAAAACATTCGTCAACCAGACACAGTTATCTATAACTTGTTAAGTTGCCCAGGATACTTAGAAACACTAAGCCCATTAATCAGCTTGAATACAGATAACGGCCAATCAGCGTTCATCGTTGCAGATAGCCCAGCACGTTTAACACCGGATGCTACAAGTTTAAGCAACTGGGGTAACAACGTAAATGGTGCAGCTGTAGACGGAGACGAAGGTCTAATCGCTACAAATAGCTATGCAGCTGTTTACTATCCATGGGGTTACACACAAGACTTAACAGGTAACAATGTTGTTGTTCCTCCAAGTCATATCATGTTGCGTACAATCGCTCTAAGCGATAACGTTTCTTATCCATGGTTTGCACCAGCTGGTGTACGTCGTGGTGGTGTAACAAATGCTAGCTCAGTTGGTTATGTAGATGGTCAAACTGGTGAATTCCATACTGTTGCTCTAAACGGCGGACAGCGTGATACATTAGCTGGAATCCACGTTAACCCAATTACATATCTTGCTGGAACAGGTTTGGTATGTTATGGACAATACACACGTCAATTAGTAGCAAGTAGCTTAGATCGTATCAACGTTGCACGTCTAGTAATTTACTTACGTTACCAATTGAATAAGATTGCTAAACCATTCATATTTGAGCCTAACGATACAATTACACGTAACGAAATCAAGCAACAAATTGAAAACATGCTTCTTGAATTAGTTGGTCAACGTGCGTTATACGACTTCTTAGTTGTATGTGATAAATCAAATAACACACCAGCTAGAATCGATAGAAACGAGCTGCATGTCGACATAGCAATCGAACCAGTCAAATCAGTTGAGTTTATCTATATCCCAATGCGTCTAGAAAACACTGGTGCTATAGCTGGTCTTGGCGCATAATTAGGAGAACATAAATGGCAATCGCAGCATTATCAAATTTTACAGTACCACTAGCTAGTGACCAAAGTGCAGGTTCACAAGGCATGCTAATGCCTAAACTGAAGTATCGCTTCAGATTGAACTTTGAAAACTTTGGAAAATCTAGCCCAACAACAGAACTTACAAAACAAGTTCAAGAAGCGGCTCGTCCAAGCGTCAAGTTTGCAGACCAAGTAATTGATATCTACAACAGTAAGATTCACTATGCTGGTAAGCCAACTTGGGATCCTATCACAATTAAATTGCGTGACGATGTTACTGGCGCTGTTACTACACTAGTAGGCGAACAGAATCAGAAACAATTCGACTTCTTCGAACAAAGTTCTGCAGCTGCAGCTGGTGACTACAAGTTCACACTACGCATTGAAATGCTTGACGGCGGTAACGGCTCGAGTGCTCCAGTTGTGTTAGAAACATGGGAACTATATGGTTGCTATCTAGCAAGCACAAACTGGGACGATATCAAATACAGCGAACAAGGTGCTGCAACAATCACCATTAGCATTCAATTTGATAACGCAGTTCAAACAACTGGCGGATCATTAGGATCACCAACACCAGTTAGATTGACTCCTGGCGGCACAAACAGTATTGGTAGTTAATTAAGAAAGCCTAGGCAACTAGGCTTTTTTATTGACTGATCATTAAATGCTCAGTTTATTTTTTCGATAAATATTAGCATGGCCTTCACTCCAAACTCTGAATTAAAATCTAATACACCTATGGTGTTTAAAGATTGGCAACACGCTGCCGATCTGTTTAATGTTGATCAGTTTAGACTGGCTCCAAAAAGCAACTTCTTATTCCATGTGGCTTTTGGAATAAATCAAGGAGCATTACAAAATGCACAGTTAGTTCAACGCTATGGCCAAGAAATAAACATGTTGGTTAAGAATATCGATCTTCCAAGTTTTGGTATTCAAACAGAAGTTTTAAATCAGTATAACCGTAAAAAAGTAGTACAGTATCAAGCAAAGTATAACGAAATTGGTATCAAGTTCCATGACGATAATATGGGCTTGATTAATCAGCTGTGGCAAAATTACTTTACCTACTACTATGCAGATTCTAGAAGTGCTACTAAACCAGGAGCATTTGCTAGAAACGCTACTCAAGGATATAGTAGTGCCATGCCAACTCCTTATGGATTTGATAACGGAAGCACACAGCCATTTTTTAACTATATTAAAATTTATCAAATGGCACGTCATGAATATGTTTGCTATCAATTATACAATCCTATAGTGACCAGTTGGAACTATAACAAAGTAGATTATAGTAATACAGGTGTACACGACTTTGATATGAAAATTATCTACGAAGCTGTTAGTTTCAGCGCAGGCGCTGTCGAAGCTGGTATGCCAGAAGGATTTGGCCTAACACACTATGATAGTAATCCAAGTTCACTAACTGGTACTACTAGTGCAACCGCTGGCGGCCCAAGTTTTGTAAACTCCATAGATTCAAGTACTATAGCACCGGGCGTGTTACAAAATGCAATTAATACAGTTAATCAAAATCAAAATTCAAGCGGTGGCATAGGAGTAGGCAACTTGGTTGCAGGAGCAGGTCTATTAACAGCAGGCATTGGCTTATTCAACGCTGTTGGCGGTTTGAGTGGTATAGGAAGTGCTATTAGTGGCGCGGCTAGTGCTGTAGGCGGAGCAATTAGTGGTGTTGCAGATACTTTATTCCCAGGTTCTAATAAAAACGCTACTGATTCTAATAGTACTACAAATGACGCAAACACTACTCAATCATCAAGCGATAGTCCAGCACCAAGTAACGATCCTGAACAATCAAATCCAGGAAGTGCAAGTTCTGATGAAGCAGCTCCAGTAAATACTCAAGACGGTACAGGTACTCCAAGCAATCCGTCCGACGAAGAAAGCGGAACATAATATGATAAGAACTAACTTACCTCAACAACCACAAACTAACGTACAAAGTGTACGTACTTTCTTTGATAATTTTTTTACAAAGACAGTAAGTTTTCCAGCAGAGCAGATCGATGCTACAGTAGCTTTTTTTGCTAAAAGAGGATTTGATACTAATAGTGCAAACAGTATTGCTATTACATTATTAAATCAAGCTAGAAAAGAAAACGTTCCTGTTTTTTCTTTAATTGATAGTTTAAAAGGCTTAACTGATATTCAGTTAACACAAGTGGTAACACAGGTGTTAAATGCCAGTAGAGAAAAAACTAGTCTGCTAGGTTATAGAATTGCACCAGCTACAGATAGTTTTGAATCGCGCAATATACTAGTGTAATATGGCTAAATTTGCTCGTGGAAAATTTGTAATGAAGAACCCTGGGAAATATGTAGGAACTAAAACTCCTACATACAGATCCAGCTGGGAACATACATTTATGAATTTCTGCGATACTAATCCTAGTATAATCAAATGGGCTAGCGAAGCTATACAAATCCCCTACAGAGATCCCCTAACTAACAGACAAACTGTTTATGTTCCAGATTTCTTTATACAATATGTAGATAAGAAAAATCATGTACTAGTTGAACTAATTGAAATTAAACCAGCTAGTCAAACAATATTAGAACGTGTGGGCAAGAACAAATACAATCAAGCACAGTTTGTTAAGAATCAAGCCAAATGGGCTGCGGCAACCCTTTGGTGCAGACAACAGGGCATAAAGTTCCGTATTCTTAACGAAAATGATATCTTCAGCAAGGTATAAGCATAAGTAATGTTATGACAA